CATTTGGGTGATATTCTCGCCTTGTGGGAGCCTATCGATGTTGTAAACAACCTGTGGGCCGCTTGAAATCGACATGTTATTTACCAGTGAACGGGCTGCTGCGTTGCAAATATCTTGTGTATCTCGGCACAAATCAGCTACAGAATTGCCCCAAAACGCTCCGGGAACCTCTTCGTAGGATGCTTTAAAGTACGGTTTACGACCCAGTGGGTCAGGATTTACAACAGCTTTGATAACCCAGTTGCCAATTACCCAGCCCTCGATGGGGTAATCCATCAGAGGATCAGGAATATCTTCCTCAGTCAAGCCCCAGTCTATTAGTAACTGGCCTTGTACGCTGCCCCAGAACTGGAGTGCATCAATTAACTCAGACGGATTCTGCTGCACGCCCATGGTGGACTTGCCTTCAGCCGACGCTTTGTTCATGTCAACGTAAATCCAGTCGCGCAGACCGCCTTTACCGTATTCCTCGAGCACCGCACGGATTGCGCCGTCGCTGTAACCTTCTACACCTATCATAGACTGAAGATCAGACCTGTGCAGCTTATGGCGCTCGATCAAATATCCGTCGTCAATGGTTGTAGCATCCGCTGCTGGGTATACATTAAACGGGTCAACTCGCTCCCACTCAAGCACCAATTCTTCTTTGACATCCAGGTTGTAATGACCTTCTTGCCCAGGAACCCACTTCATTTTTGGCCGTTTACGAACAACCGGCCCCTTCATAATCGCAGAGGGAAATGTGGTGATATCGTCTAAGAAATCCGCAAAACCACGCGACCATTTGCCTTCTTTAAGCTGGTCATCCATCTTCATTTCCATACGTTCAGCCGTGCGCTTGGCAACATCGTGCAGATGAGACATCGCCATGTCTTTCATCTCAAGTAAGCGCTCACGTACCTGCTGATCCGTTGGTGGCATACCCTGCATGTACAGCTGCTCCACTTCCTGCTGTGCCTGCTGCATGATGGACTGAATCTGATCTGGTGGAAGTTCTGGGATGGGGCTAGGCTCAATAGTCCAAGGTTTGTCCTCGGAAGCCGTCATAAGCGTGTCTTTTAACCAACTAGATGCCGCACGGCACTTGTTGCTGGTGAGCATCATGTAAATCGTTGCACTACCCTGCTCTCTGAGCTGCGCCAACTTGTCAGGGTCATATTCACCCCTACGCGCCCGAACAGACTTGAGCATCTTAATCTCGGAGGTCTGCTGCTTGGCAAGCATCGCGGCCTGCCATTTTTTACGAATATAGCCTGAGAGGGCTTGAACTACAGGCTGGGAATTGGCTTGTTGAGCCGCTGCCCGAGATTCTTCCTGTAGAGCTTTGATGGATTTGATAGTGACAAGTCCGCCCGCCGAGACTGTCCCCGGCGCATTGCTATTCGTAATATTAAGTCCAAGTTGCATATGCGTCACACTTTAAACATGTTGGGGGTGTAACAGAACTGCATGGCTATGTCAAGACCAGACGTAATCGACTTTTTTGACTTCCACTGCTTTGCGCTGCCACGTGTCTCCGGTCACATTACCGTCTGCATGAAGACACGCGTACTGGTGTGCATCAGCAATGTGGGAGTGCGAATTCTTTTCCGGCTTGTCGTCCTTCTCGCCGTTTTGCCGGATTTTATACCTATATCCGCCTCGAAGGGAAGAAATTAAATTTACACAACACGGATCAATTAGATGGGCAGGTTTCCCATCTACAGTTCTAGTGAGCATTTTGTCAACTGCATTGATACGTGCCACGACACTGTTTGACTTGGCTGAGATGACTCGAAAACCCTCTGCACGCAAGATATCAAACACCGACCGCTCGTCAGTCTGCGCTCTTTGCTGTCCTGCTGGGTCTCCGATGATAAGTACATTCATACCTGGAAACTTGTTGGCCAGCAATGGTTTTAACTTCTCTCGGCAAAACCGTAACGTGCCCATGCCATCAGACACAAGATCAGCAAAAGTTAAGAGCCTACCCTGCATGTCGATCTGGTTTATGGTGCACGCCGGTGTAAGTCCAAAATCCATCCCAATAATAAGTGGGTGAGTGGACAACTTAATGTAGTTCAGCGTCTGCTTTGAAACATGAACATCTCTGTCAAAAGCTCTGAACACAGGTTGCCCCGAGAGTGATTTGCCAAAGTCTCCGTGTACGTATACGTCTATCCAGTCTTCCGACTTACCCTCACACAAGTTCTCGTAGTACCCATCGGGCAGATACTGTATCCAGTCGGCCTCTTGACTCAGACCACTAGGCTGCACAGTGACGTGCATGTTGTCCGGCGGGTCTGTAAGTATCTTTTCCCAGAACGTATCCATGTCCGGCGGGTTAGTCGCCCCCCACACTTTGTGTACTTGCTTGCCGTTATCGTCACACGCACCAACACCATTCATTGTCTTGTCAGGGTAGCGTCCCAGTCGACCAGTCAGTGCGTTGTAAATGTCGGGGTTGATCTCACGGAACTCATCCATAACACCAAACGTAAGCTGCAATGACAGCAGCCTTCGCACGTCGTTGGCATCATCAAGTCCACGAAACAGAACCTCACACTCAACGTCGTCAAACTTCAACTGAAACTTGGAGTTGGTCTTCTCCAATATGCCAGCCTCTCCATCCGGATACCACTTAATAAAGTCCGGTATGGTCGTGTCCCACAACATCTGGCGAGTGTTACGAATGACTGCCACACGACTACGCCGTATGCCATCCGGTGACGCTTTTATGCGTTTGGCCTCGTAACCAATCTTGATGAGCGCCGCCGTTGTCTTTGTCGAACCTACTGGCCCAACAACAAAGTTGGCAAACTTATCAGCGGTAAGAAACGGAACTACCGATACTGGTGGTGTGTAGACTAGGTTAGCCATCTATGGTCATCGGTTGCGCACCCTGCGGTATGTTGATCGTAATACTGAATTTCGGTGCCGCGTTTGTATTGACATCAGCATTTTTTGGAACCTTAAGCCCCGCCACATCGGTCAGTGCTTGGAACACGGAGAGCTTTTGCAAAATGGTTGAGTCCATACTTATGGCCTGCTTGAACATCATGCTCATCATCTCCTCGGCCATCATGCCAGCTTTTAACCGGAACGACATTCCGTTGCGTTCAAACTCTGCACGCTGATTCTGCACTGCGGTAATAAATGGTGGCCACTGAGCCAGACGCTCCCACTTGTCGCCTTCAAACCCAAATCGCTGCCCTATAAGAGCAGGGTCTTCCAATCCCGCCGCACATTCCCATACCAACTGGGGTGGGATATCCAACGTGACATGCGCCTCTAACGCAGTCGGTGACAGCGCAAATTCTGTGTGGTCGTCTATCAGTTCTTCATTCATGCTCAGCGACAGCTTGCTTTACAAACTCAGACAAGGCGCGGCGAATTAACTCCGACACAGTCAGTCCTGTCGCTTCAGACATATCGCGCAGCTCATCCATGATCTGCTCTGGCAAATGGAAGTTGTATCGCTTCATTTTTTAACCATTAAATTTTTTCCGCAGTCTCATGCGCCCTTAAAAGCGCAGTTAACCGACTAATTTCTCTGTCGCGTTCTTCAAGTTTACGCATCAAGCTGTCGTTCATATCAGCCCACATTACGATTTGTTCCATGCGCTGCTTATGATCCCTTTGCATGAGTTCAAACATGCGCTCAGACATCTCAACTTGCTTCTGAATAAAGTTAATCATTATCTGTAACCTGCTGTTTTTTTCGCAATGTTCTTTGGCTGAGCCACAAACTGTTTACCTTCGGCCTTACCTTTACGCTTAGCTTTGGTTGTTGCAGCGTACTCAGCAGAGGACAAAGATTTGATAGCCGCTTCTGGTAAATATCTTTCACCAGTTTTTGACGAAGGCTCTCCCGACTTGGTACGCCATTTCTGGTCACCCCAATCCTTAAGAGATTTCTGTGGCGCTTTCAATCTTTGTACCCTCCGCCAGCAGCTTTGTATTTCTTGGCCACGAGCTGAGCTTTACGGGCTGACCATTCCCCAGCGCCTGTACCTTGAGTTGCTGCTGCTTTCACCTGAGACACAATCTTTTTGCGCAGAGTTGGCTTGGTGTAGTTGCCAGCAGCATTTACGGTGCTGCTCTTGGCCATCAGTATTTACCCTTCATGACGGGCTTGCCAGATTTTTTCATCTTGGCTTCTTCCATCTTCTCGCCTTTTTTGTACATGGCGGCAGGCATTTTCTTTTCAGCCTTTTCTTCCTTCTTGGTCTCTTTGCCTTTGAACTTAGCCATGAGTGCTGCGGGCATTTTGCTAGCCATAAAAACTCCTGTTTGGTTAATGACGTGTGTATGGTAGCTATATGGGCGGACTTGTCAAGTTTTTTAAAATTTCTATACATGACGCGGGGGATATGTATAAGGTGTGGCAAACGTGTGTATATGCTAAAAAATAGGCCTTGTTATGTGCGTAACGGGTAAGTAGGGGCAC